CGCTAACCACTCGGTCCCTGTGCAGTGGCAGTTGATCGTCAAAACCCAAACAAAAGCTTAAAGGATTCCCCAGTCCTCCGCCTGCAAGCCCAAGGACTGGGGTTGCGCCAATATCGGCGCGTTTATGACCTGGAGGTCAAATGAGCGGAAACTACACGGTTACATCTGAAGAAGCGATTAAACAGCTTACTGATGCCGTAATGGCTCTTGCAAAGGTTGCTGCCGAGCTATCGCCTGAGCAAACGCAAGGCCATCTCGCGCTGGCAGTCGAGGGTGCTAAGCGACATGGTCACGGTCATCTGTTGATCGAAGAAATTTACAATACAACCTTCCCCAACGCTAAGCCCACCGTGATGCTTAGCACGGAAGAGTTTGCTAGAAAGCAGCGCGAACTCCGCAAGTAAGATTCAAAGTAGTGGCGGCTGCTTTCGAAACCAACGCGGTGTTGATATAGACCCGGCCGTCACTCCCGACCAGAAACGGAGCTGCAGGTTTCGGTTGGTTCGAGTTTTTCGCATTCATAAATCTTCCCTGCGGCCGTGCCGCGTCATATTGGTTGTCTTGCGTCTTTGTGCCTGAGGATCAGGCGCGTCCGGTCATGCCATGGGCCGCCAAAAACTATGATTTCGGAAGGCCGGCCGTACAGATGGTGCAACAGAAAGGGGCCAGGCCCGAAGGTGCCCGACTCTTCCCCTGGTAGCACCGGATCAGTGCCCAGGTAAATCCCGGCGTGGTTCGGGTGCACTGTGCGACCGACGTGCATGACGATCAGGTCCCCACGCTGCGGCCGGTCGACGCGAACAAAGCCAACGGCTTCGTAATGCTGCTCGTACAGGCTGGCGTTCTCCGCACTCTCCCACCAGCCATCGGTGCGCTGGAAGGTTTCGAACTCCAAACCCCATTCGCGTGCGTACCAGTCAGCGCAGACCTGCCAGCAATCCCATGCCCCATGCACGAACGGTCGCTTGAGCAGCGGCGTGCTGCCCGTGGGCGTGATCGTCCGCATGTCGCCCTCGGGCCAGGACAGAATGTGCCAGGGCAAAGCCGTCGACTCGCACATTGCCAGGTCGCGCGGTGACGGCCTGCTGGTGGAGTCCGGGTGTGAATGGACAATGCCGATCACCTCGCCCAGGTCTTCCGCCGCAGCGTAGTCCTCGGGATCAAGCCGAAACTCTTCGCTCGGCTCCGTGGCGATGTTCCGGCATGGGAAATACTTCTGCTTGCGACCAATGGCCAGCAGCAGGCCGCAACACTCTTTCGGATACTGGGCCGCCGCGTGCGCCTGGATGGCCGCAATGATGTGCTTTCGCATGGTCAGCTCCGGGCTATGAGGGAAACGGCGGGGAATCCGCCGAAGGAGAGTTCATTGTTCTCGCCAAACCGCAACTTGCAGGACGACAGGCAGCCCTTGCACTGATCCTTGGCCGGATCGTCTGTCGGGTTATCCTCGTCGTCGAACATGGCCTCGCCGGTGTAGCCGCAGTCAGGCCCCCGGTAACCGTTGGTCATTGCCCAGTGGCAGAACGTGGTCATCTGCCGGCCAGGCAGCCCGTGGTTGTCGATCTCGCCTGGGGAAGAAAGCTCCCAGACCACCGCCTCTCCGTCCTCGCTGGTTTTCTGGTCGATGTACCAGATCTCCAGCGCTTCCTGTGTCGGGTCAGCAGTTGGGTTGCCGTCAGGGTAGTTCGCCGCGTCCAGGTACTGGGCCAGCGTCTCACGGACCGTCAGCTTGAACTTCAGCATGTCCTCAAAGGCCAGGCACAACGCCGTGACGCGCCCGTTGACGTTGCCGGCGGCGAAAGTCGGCCGAGAGGCGGTGCCGTCACTGCTCGAGGAAATACCCTCAATCTGCACCGGCCAGGCCGCGTACTCCTCGCCTTGCCAGATAATCGACTTGGCGGGCAGGTCCTCTTCCGAGCCCTCATAGGCCAGCAATTCTTCTGGCGTGTGCGGGATGGCGTGACCGTGGAAGCGAAGGTAATCGGCGCCGTATTCGGTCCCATCAATTTCAAACAGGCGAATCTCGCCGCCGGGCTCCAGTTTCTGGATGTCCGTGATAAGTGCCATGGGCGGTTACTCAGGGATGAAAGGTTTGCTGGAAAGTCGCGGTGATGGCGTAGACCTGGCCGCCGCGGTGCACAGGCTTGTAGCTGTTGCACTTGTAGAGACCAAGCTCACCCAGGGGCGGCTCCCACAGGAAGCCCTTCGCCCCCTTGTGTCGGTCGAGGAAGTCCATGATGTCCTTGATGCGCCCCTTCATGCCCGTGAAGGTCACGGGCCAGGATTGCGACCGGTTGTTGAGGCCGTCCTCTACCGACTGTTCGTATCCATCGCCGAACTGCTTGGAGCGAACGCGCTGGGTGATATCACCTTCTGCGCCCTTCTCCGTCGCCCAGGTAAATCGTTCGATAGCCATCAGCGCCCCTTAATTGCTTTGTTGATGACGCCACCTTGGCCCATGTCCTTGTTGCGCATCTGCTGGTACTTCTGCTCAACGAACGCGGCCAGTTCCTTGCCGAACAGGTCATAGCCTGGAGCATCAGCCGAGGACGAGGCATTGCCGTCGCCATCGATGTGCACCTCGACATTGATCTGCGTTGAGCCAGATCCGCCGCCTGCAGCCATAACCCCAAGCTTGCCACTGGGCGTGCGGGTCAGCGGCATGATCGCCTCTTCCCCTGCCTCGCCCATAACCCCTGTCTTGCCGTTGGCCATGCCAAAAGCCGTGGGCTTGCTGACGATGGAGTTGGTGAAGGCACCGCCGTCGGCAAACATCTGCACACCGCCCGACCATGCGCCGCCCAAAGCCTGTGGGAAGTAGGTGCCGGAATAACCGGCTGAGGAGGCACCGAGGTTCGACGAAGTGGCACCAGCAGACCCGGCCGCCATGCCATTGCCGCCACCTGCAGCACTTCCACCGAGGTAACTGGCCGCTGCGCCCACCAAGCTGCCCAACAAAGCCGAACTCGCCTGACGGGTAGCGATACGCGCCATATCAGCCAGGATCGATTTGGCGAAATCTGAGAACGACGCTTTGCCGGTCATCGCGAAATTGACGATCGAGTCTTCCATGGAACTGAAGGCGTTACCGAATAGGCTTTTTGTCTGGCCAGCAATGTTGCGCGCCGAATCCAGGTAGTTGTCCCACGCCGCAGTCGCGCCCTTGGTCCAATCGCCCTGGGCATTCTCCACATCCGCATAGTTCTGCCGGATCTGGTCCGTCGCGGCCTTATTCGCATCGGCAAGCGCCTGCGCCTTCCGCTTGAACTCCTCTTCCGACATGTTGCGCGACGGGTCGGACTTCTGGTTGGCCAGCTCCAGCGACTGCTGAGCAAACCGGTCCTGTAGGCTGTTCAGCTCGCCGCTGAGCGCGTTCTGGCGATCACCCTGCCCTACGCCGAGAACTGCGCGCTGGCCAGCCAGCTCCAGCGCACGCTGTTGCTGCCCCAGCGCCTGCACGTAAGTGCTGATCGCCCGCTCCTGCTTGGCAAGGCGGCCGGTCTCGTTGGTCGCCAGAACCTCAAGCTGGCTGTCGGCATCCTTCTGCGCCTTGACCATCCCTGCGCGCGCGTCAGCGATTTTCTGGTCCAACTGTATGCTTTGAGCGGCTGACGTGGACTTCTTGCCCTTCGCTGCCTCCAGCGCGGAAATCTCGGCTTCATAGGCGGCCTTGGTCTGGTCGAGTTGATTGCCAATCAGCGCCTGGCGCCGCAGCAGATATTCTTCCTCGGACAGCAGGCCGGCCTTTTGAGCCGCTTCCAGTTCCTTTTGGTAGTTTTTGTAGGTGTCGGTGATCGCCAGCAGGGCGTTCTTGGCGTCGTTGAAACCGCTCAGGTCGACCTGTGTGCCGGCTGCCTTCGGGTCTTTATTCTTGTCCTGAATCCCTTTCAGGAGCGTGTCGTAGGCCCCGCCAGAGAACCTACCGCCGTCGTAATTTACACCATCGAGCAGCGGGGACTTCTGACCTGCATTCTCAGCGTTCTCGTACAACGCTCTGAACTGCTGATTCAGCTTGTCCTGAGCCGCCTTACGCTTGTTCAGCGGATTTATGTTGTCGAGCTGAGCATCCAGAGCTTTCTGAGCCTCAATGGCCTTCTGGTTCGCGTCAGTGTTTTCGCCGGTAGCAATTGCCAGATTGGAGCTGGCCGCCTGCCTGGCTTTCAGACCTGCAAGTTTCTTTTCCAGAGCCTCGGTCGAGTCGTCATGCTCCCCGGTGCCCAGGCCCAGTGCGGTGTTGAGCGAGCTGAGTCCATTGGAAATGGCTCCAGATATCCCGTCACCCTTGCGCGTATCCAGCACTCGCTGGGTGATCTCGATCTGCTTGGCCAGGTCGGGGAAAATCTCCGACCGGACTTCGGCGTACGCGCCTTTGATAGCAGTCTTGATGTTGTCCCAGTCGCGCTCTACGTCGGATAGCGACTCGCGGTAGGTCTTCAGCCGCGTAAGTGCTGCCTGATTCAGATCTTCGCTGAGCACATCCAGGGCGCGCTGACTGTCGCCTTGGTCGTCCAGCCCTTTGATCACCTGGTACTGCTCAAGGGTCAGCAGCCCGTACTGGCTGCTGATCTTGCCTGCCGCTTCGGTGGCCGTTTCGCCGGCATTGGCAAAGGACTTGGCAAGTTCGCCGGCGCCCTGCCCGGTTACTTCACTCACGGCCGCTGCAGCTTCGGCCAGATTGC